GCCTGCTGGCGCTGCGGTGTTGCCGCCGCTGGACGCTCGCCGCCTTCTTGCTTGCCGCCCAGCATCTGCATAGAATCGGCGCGAATTTCAGTGCTGTACTTTTCCACGCCGTCTTTGTCGGTGTACTTGCGTGTCCTAATTGATCCTTCGACATACACCTGAGAGCCTTTGCGCAGGTACTGGCCCGCGATTTCAGCCAAGCGGCCAAAGAATGAAACCCTGTGCCATTCGGTGATCTCTTTCATTTCGCCGCTGGCCTTGTCTTTCCACTTGTCCGTAGTGGCAATCGCCACATTGCAGACCTGATCGCCGTTTGGAAATGATCGGGACTCTGGATCGCGGCCCAGGTTGCCGACGATGATGACTTTATTTACTGATGCCACGGTGTTTCCTTTTAGTAAGCGTGTTCGTTTGCGATCTTTAATACTGTCGCGTCCATGTAAGCGCGGGCTGCTTCGACCTTTGTCTTTATCTTTTCCTCAAGGGTTAAATCACGCTGATAAGGAACTATCGTTATGCGCAGCTCCGGCGTGATGTGCTCGACGTAGTGAAGCTCCTCTTGCTCGTAGTTGATTAGCTCTGGCGGGGTATTCACTAGGCAATAGGCAATGTCGAATAGCTCCACATTCCACAACCACATATAGGCACGCCCTTGCCACTCGTAGCCCTTGTCTCGACCTGCCGCGCTGGTCGCCGGGAAGGTGGGCAACGACCACGATGATTTGATGTCAATGATCTTTGACGGCACGGCAATATCGCACTCGCCGGTAATCCATTCGTTTGTTTTGCGCTCGGTGTTTTTCTTGTGGCTGGTAAAAAAAACAGAGTTGTAAAGCGCAATCGACTCATCCTCAACGATCAGGCCTTTGTCCATGTATTTGCCGCTGATTAGTTCGTCATAGCCATAGACAAACTCCTTTGCCAGCGCCTCGACATAAGTCTTTGCGCCTGCCGATAAACTGCGATCCCAATACGGCGCAAGCAAGGCTTTGTCGTCGTCTGTCTTTTTGGTCTTTCGCGCTATAACCGCCAATTCCTCGTTTAAAAGGGCAAAGTCAATGCTTTGAGCGTCGGTCATGATGACGCCCAAGCTGGATGCGCGGAACTTATGCATTGATTTCCTCCAGCGAGCCGCCAGCCATTGCGACCAGGGCGGCATCAAGCGTTTGCTTTTGCGCTACGGTCAATGAAAACCTTGCCTCAACCTCTTGCGATGTGAACTCACCAGCCTTGATAGAGGTGATCGCCGCCGCAAGCCGGGCATCAGTGATCGGCTTCATAACTCGCTTAGCAACCGTCGGTCGAACTCTCAAGCATTCGACCGTTTCGCCCGCAAGTTTTGCGGTGCTGGCGTAAAGCGTTATTTGCTTGCCCGCCCAATCCTCAATATATGGGCCGTAGAGCTTTGCGATGCTCTTTGAGTTGGTTACGTTGAGAATGAAGGGTTTGGCTCCTTTCAGGTGCGCAACGGTGCATTCCTCAGTCTTGCCGCCGGTTCCTTTGACCTGTTCGCGGACAACGCGATCTATCGTTACCGTCGAGTCCTGGCCTTCAAGTAGCCAGTAAGCGCCGATATATTCAGGGTTAATCAATACTTTCCAGTGTGTTTTGTCAGTCATAAATTGCCTTCCGAAGTTAAGAGAAAATTAAAACGCGCCCCAGGTAGCCCGCCAAGCCGATGCAATCCGGCCACGTCCACAGCGGCGCTCCATGCTGTAATACCAGCGCCATGAATCTAAATAGTCCATATCCACAACCTCGCTGCAATCTCTGCCACGCACCACGCAAAGGCGACCAAAATAAATGGCAGGAAGCGGTTTAAAAGGGCGGTCATGCTGTTGCCTTGGCGATGGCTGCGCGGGCTGTCGCACGGTCTATTTCGCAAACCGTTCCCGCCTCTTCTTCGTGTAGCAAAAGCTGCAATGCATCCAGCAAATCAGGAGCGGCGGCTATCAGGCCGGTATTGGTGATTTGTGCTTGATTTAGTGCTGCGTGCGGCACAGCAAGAACTGCATTTACAAAATCATCAACATCGCTGGGCCATCGATTACCTCCATTGACCTCTCTCCAGATGCGGGCAAGGTCAGTTTTTGATCTATTCATGGCTTTGCTGCCAATCCGCGCCATTTGTCGCCGCTGATGCAATAAATGACTTTGCCCTTAAAGATCCCATCACTGACCCTAAAGTGACATCCGTCCCACTCGTAAAAGAAAATCACCGGATAGTGTTTAAATTGAAACTCATAAACACCCACACGCACCGGCTCAATGCTTGCCGGATACCACGGCGTCAGTTTTGGTTTGGTCATGGCGCGCTAACGTAAGCAACCGAATAGATGACCATTAGCAGGCCGACAAAAAGCGTGTAATTAATTAGCCGATGTACCATTGCCAGCCTTTCGGGTTACGGGTGAAGCAAGCAGCCACTTAGGGCCAAGCTGCTGCACAGAGGTAATCCATGCGCGCTGGTTGTGGCGGTTGGTAGATTTGGAAACCATGTCACTGTTGTAGTGACGGATGGCGCGGCGGGCGAGTTGTAGCGTGCTCATGCTGCCTCCTCTGTGACTTCGACGGCCTGCTCTGCAAGCAGCGTATTGACGTAGTAGCGAAGCGCTCCGGTAGCTTTGGCAATGCGGATCAGATCGGCGGTAGTTCTTTCGGCATACGTGTTATTTGCGATGCACAGGCACTCATGCGCCTCGACCAGAACACCAAGCGGGACTTGTGATTTCATAGCGTTTCTCCAAATTGAATCTCATCAGCCAGCCCATCAACCGAAGCGGCGGCGGTTGCTTGAGAGGTCGAGGGGTGCAGGTTGCCAATCAGCAAACCGGCAGAAACAGCGTGCAGGACACGCACAGCGTCATCAGTCGATAGGCACGTTGTGCGCAGTACCGCTAACGCCTTTGTCAGGTCATCAGAGCGGTCTAGCGCGATGCGGCGGGCTGCTGCGATGCGCGTCTGTCCTGCCTCAAAGTCGTAGAGGCCAGCGACGGTGAATCGTGATCCTGTTGCGGTGGTCATACTGTTGCTCCAGTTGTTTGTTTGCTTGCGTTTATTGTAGCGAATCGCTAACCACAGTCAAGCGAATCGCTATATTTAAGATTACCTACAGCCATACGTAGTTGCGCTCTGACGTAAAAAAACCACCTCAAAAGGTGGCGCGCAGGCGTAAAAAAGCCCGCGAGGTGCGGGCCGGTGGGTTAAGGGTTAGCCGTTGCGGAAAATAGGCTCTGCTACTTCATCTAGTGCGTCGGCTGCGACATTCAGCCGGTGGCCCATACGGGCGGTAACAGCTACAGCCATCACGGGGTCATCTTTGTAATGGCCAGATACGCCCATAGCGTGCCGTCTAATGCCAAGCCTTACACAAAACACCAGCCCTAGAATTTCACCGTTTTCGGCCTTCTCCAACAAATCCCTAAGCATCTCCACTGTTTCTTTGCTTTTGAAATCTGCGATCTTTGTTACTGTCATTCGTACCACCATCTTTATCAGGCGCTGTTCCAAGGCTGATGAGTTTTGAGGCAACCCGTTTCGGCTTCGGCGTAGTTGCCTGCGGAGTCACTGCTGATACAGGTTTTGGTTTTCCTGGCGGCGACTTCCTACTTATATCGTAGTCCTCAAGCTCGATTACAGTTGTAAGCGTTTCCGCTAATAGGTGTTTTTGCTTACTTCTGATTACAGATTCCATGTGTGCCTGGGCCGCTCCCTTGTCCAAGTCTGACAACGCACTGTAAAAAGAGTAGTCCACGGCATCAAACGGCCAATCGAGCCAACCCTCCGGCAAAGCGAATGCCGCCTCTATCTGACGCGCCGCCGCATCGCCCAGCGACCTAGCGGATCGTGTGCCGTCTTTCTTGACGGGTAATTCCGTCTTTTTCAATACTTGGTCTAAAGATTCCCAGCCTAAATGCGCTTGTGCAGCGACGGCACGCAAGCCGCCGCCGACACCGGCAGTCAGGCGCGCCAATCGCCGTCGCCTTACCTCTTGGTTCGTGTCCATAACGCAAGGTTTTATCACTAATAAAACTACGTAGGAAGCGCTGCAAGTAGCGAATCGCTTGCAAATGGCATAGCGATTCGCTAAGATAGCGCTATGCCTAAACAAATCACCCCCACTGACCGCCACCGGCTGGCCGAAGCGCACGGTCTTAGCAGTGCATACCTTTACCAATGCCTGACAGGTAGGCGAGACATGGAGCCGGTTAAGGCGCGCCGCCTAGAAGTCGAGTCAAAAGGCGAGCTGACGCGGCAGATGCTTTGCCATAAAACATACGCCGGCATCTGGTACGAGCTGGCCCCAAAGATCGTCAAGCGCGCCAATGGCTATGTCGGCCCAAGCACCCGCAAAGCCATTTAACCCACAGGACACGCCATGCCATTTACCTACAAAGAGCTAAACCAGCACCTCGCAGTCGAGCAAAAGAAGTACGCCGCCGCCAAAGACCCCAACGCAGCACCGTCGCGGACCACTGTTTTCAGCGGCACTTACTTGGGCAACGGCATGACAGCGAGCCGCCTGGATGCTGATGACAACCTTTTGATCGCTTCCAAGGGCGTGACTGCACCACAGCTTGAGCGTTCGCTTTTTTTCTCGAAACAGCAGAGTTAGTACAAATTTTCCCTACAAGCACATGCGCCTCATTCGCTTTATCGCCTCAGTAATCCGGCTTTGGTCAATTAGCTGCGCTATTTGGCTCGACGCCTACGAATCACACAAACCTGGACACGGCAAATGATTTTGAAACAACACGAATTGAGCGCTGCCTACCCTTCAATGCAGGCGCATGAGTACGAGGCGTTGAAGGACAGCATTCTCGATATTGGCGTGCAGAACCCAATAACGCTGTTTGAAGGCCAAATAATTGATGGCTGGAACAGATACAAAGCCGCCAATGAGCTTGGCATGGCTTGCCCTACGGTGGACATGGGTGACGTTGATCCGCGTGATTTTGCCAAGTCCCAAGGCGCACGCAGAAACATCACGGCTTCGCAAAATGCGCTGGCCATCACAACGATTTATGCCTGGAAACAGGTTGGAAAACCTACGCTTCTTAATTCCGCACCCGGTGCGGAATTAGCCAAAACATCGAAAGAGTTGGCGACTATTGCAGGCGTTGGAACGCGCACGATTGAGCAAGCCAAGGCCGTCCATGCTACGGGCGTGCCAGCCGTACAGGAGGCGGTTAAATCTGGCGCGGTTTCAGTTAAGACGGCTGCTGCAATTGCAAGCCTGCCAGATAAAGAACAGAAAAAGATTGCAGCCAAGGGCGCAGATGCGATGCGCGCTGCCGCAAAGCCTGCGCACGTAGAACCAGAGGACGCGGACTATGCAGGCCCATCCGAGGCTGAATTGCAAGCCACGCAGGACACGGCAAAGGCAGACCTGGACACCGTTATGGCTCTGCTTGAGTCAGATGACCCCAAGGCCGCATTTCTGCAAGAAAACGAGCGTCAACGCATGGAAATTGCCACGCTTAAAAGTCAACGTGACGGCTACATGAATCAGTGCAATGAGCTGATTCGCCGGGTGAAGTCGCTGCGCAAGATGCTGGACAAGGCCCAAGGTAAATAAATCATGGCCGATTACACCAACTATCACAGCGTGCAGTTTCCAGCGCCGCGCCCATTCCAAACGAATGCACATCAAAAGCTGCGTGATGGTGTTAAGGCCGGTCACAAAAATCAATTGCTGATGAGTCCTACGGGCAGCGGCAAAACCTACCTTGGCCTGCGTATTGCGCATGAAGCCCTGGCAAAAGGTAAGCGCGCTATTTTTGTGTGCGACCGCACAACCCTGATTGACCAAACCAGTGCAACCGCTGACCGTTACGGCTTGTCGGCGCATGGAATTATTCAAGCCAGCCACTGGCGCACTGATTACAGCCGCCCATTTCAGATTGCCAGCGCCCAAACATTGGCGCGCCGTGAATGGCCCGAGGCTGACGTCATCATCATTGACGAAGCCCACACGCAGCTTAAAGGCTGGACAGAGCACATTAACAAATGCCGCGCTGTAGTCGTCGGTTTGTCTGCTACGCCTTTCAGTGCTGGCCTGGGCAAGCTGTTTACGAATCTGGTGAACGCGACAACCATGAACGAGCTGACGCAATCCGGCGTGCTGGTTCCGATGCGGGTGTTTTCATGCACCACACCAGACATGCGCGGCGCAGAAACAGCAGGCGGCGAGTGGACTGACGGCGCAGCGGCAAAGCGCGGCATGGAAATTGTGGGCGATGTAGTTAGCGAATGGGTCAAGTTGGGTGAAAACCGCAAGACCATCGTTTTCGGCGCAACGATTGCCCACTGTGAAGAGCTTTGCAGGCAGTTTGTCGGCGCTGGTGTTATGGCTGCGGTTTTCTGCTCAGACACCACACCGTCTGAGCGCAAAGAGTTGCTGACCGAATACCGCAAGCCTGATTCAAGCCTGCGCGTGTTGATAAGTGTCGAGGCGCTTGCAAAGGGTTTTGACGTTCCTGACGTTGGCTGTGTGGTTGATTGCCGCCCGCTGCGCAAGTCGCTTTCGACGGCCATTCAAATGTGGGGCCGGGGGCTTCGCTCATCGCCAGAAACCGGCAAAAAAGACTGCATCCTGCTCGACCATAGCGGCAATATCCTGCGCTTTGTTGAAGACTACACAGACATTTTTTATGATGGCTTGTCAGCGCTTGACATGGGTGAAAAGCTGGACAAAGCAATTCGCAAAGAGCCAGAAGACCACGAATTAAAGGGTTGCCCATCGTGCGGTTTTAAGCCTTTTAAGACGCGCTGCATGTCATGCGGCTTTGAGATTGAAAAGCCTGCTGATATCGCGCAATTGCCGGGCGAAATGCGTGAGGTCAACATTGGCAAAGCTAAAGCCGCCGACAACCACGAACACCTATGGCAGCAAGTTTGCGCCTATGCCCGTGCAAATAGCTCGCCAGAGCGTCAGCAAGGCCGTGCAGCCCATATCTTTAAAGACGTAGTGGGTACATGGCCACCTCGCTCGTGGTCGATTGGTGACACGCCTGGCGCACCGATTAGCCGCGCCCTGATGAACAAAATCAAGTCTAAAAACATTGCCTTTTCTAAGGGTAGACAGGCTGTAACAGTATGAGTGATTTCCACTCATTCGCCATTGCACACGGTTTGCAGATTGATCGTCTTTATCCGGCTGACCGGGTGCAGAGATGCGCAACTATCGACAAGCCACGCGGCAAAAACGGCGCTTTCTTTTGGGATGGTTTGCGCGGCTGGGTTAGTGATTGGGCGCAAGGCGGTGATATCAATTGGTTTGAAGGCGGCGAGAAAAAAGCCTTTACAGAAGAGCAGCGCAAAGCCTGGGCAGAGCGCAAGCGCGCCACTGAATCACGCCAGGAGGACGGCTGGAAAAAAGCAGCTATCACCGCCAGCCTGTTATTGCGCGACACCGAAATTAAAGAGCACAACTACCTGCACAGCAAAGGCCTGGGTGGATGCCTGGGGTTGGTAGACGCTGACGGCGCGCTGATTGTCCCTATGCGCAACGCCCACACCAATGAATTGCAAGGCGCTCAGCGCATCGTCTGGTTGACCGAAGAGCGCAAGTACGAAAAAAAGATGCTGACCGGCATGAGGGCCAAAGGCGCAGTGCTTCGCCTAGGCCCACAGAGGGCGCAGGAAACGATTTATTGCGAAGGCTATGCAACTGGCCTGTCTATCGAACTTGCCGCCCGTCAGATGCGTTTAAGCGCCGCTGTGATGGTTTGCTTTTCGGATCAAAACATGGCGCAGGTTGCTATGTCGATTAAAGGCCGTGGTTACTGCTTTGCAGACAACGACAAGTCAGGTGCTGGTGAACGCGCTGCAAAGGCGTCTGGCCTGCCGTACTGCATGAGCGACATCGAAGGACAGGACGCGAACGACCTGCATAAAACGGGCGGCTTGATGGCCGTGTCCAAGTTTCTGATGGCGGCGCGCCGTATGTAGCGACCTATTACTTTCTCACTGCGCTGGTTGGACTTGGTTTAACAACAGCGGCGCAGGGTGTACCCCTACTGTTGGATTAGGTGCTGAAACAGGGGAATAAGGATGGCGAAGCCAGAGTCCTTGCATCGAAAGTCTGGCGGGTCATGTGGCTCCAAAGGCGATATGTGAAGGCTCACCCAGGAAGGGCTGAGTCTTGTTCACCAAAGGCGATATAGGGTTTTAAGAGATGGCTTCTATGTATCAAGGCGGTGATTGGGATGACACGGAAATCACTAGATTTATCAACAGACAAAACCGATTGCAAAAAATGGGCATGACTGAAATGGAATCAGAGAGATTGGCAGAAACGCTGTTGTATCGGGATCGTCCTGATTCTGGCGATGACCGCAGGCTGTGCCTGGAGTGCAAAAACTGGCGCAAACGCTGCACCACGCCTGCCGCTGGCTACTGCACCGTGCCTACGATTCTGCAACGCTGTGATGGTTTTAAGGCGGTTTCAGTATGACCCTCACACGCAAACCGCCAAAGGCCAAAACTTGCAAGGTATGCCGCACCAAGTTTGAGCCACGCCTGCCGATGGCTACCTGCTGCTCACCGTTTTGCGCTTTGACCAAAGCCCGCTCGGATCGCGGCAAGGCTGAAAAGGTCGCCCTGGTCAAAGAGCGCAAGGCTGATGCCGTCAAGCGCAAAAGTCAGAAAAGCCGCAGCAAATGGATGGCAGAAACAAAGACAGCTATCCAGCAATCCCGGCGGCTTGAAGAATTGGCAAAAGGGCGCGGCTGCATGAGTTGTAAACGCACCCGTCAGGAGGTCGAGGCTGGCCCGTGGAGGCCGGGAGGCTATTGGGATGGCGGTCACTTCAAAAGCAAAGGCGCACACCCGGAGTTATCCCTTGAGCCGCTAAATATCTGGCTGCAATGCAAATCCTGTAATGCAGGGTCTGGAAAATATGCGCGCAAAGGCTACACGGTCAACGCCAATTTTGAGACAAATCTGATTGAAGCCGAGGGCCAGGCACTTGTGGATTGGCTGAACGGCCCGCACCCGCTCAAGCACTACGAAATCGCAGATTTGGAAACCATTAAAAACACCTGCAACGCCCAAAGCAAAACACTGAAAGCAGACCAGATATGAAACTCAATTGCAAAGCGGGTGACTTGGCGATCATGGTGAAAAGCTATGCAGGCAATGAAGGGAGGATTGTGCGTTGTTTAGCGTTTATGCCTAACGAACTTTTTTTAATACCGGGTGGAGCCATTATTTGTGTCCCAGCATGGAAGATTGATGTCCTACTGAAGGGTGTTAACAATAAAACAACATTGTTCGTACCTGATAGCTGTTTACGCCCTATCCGTGACCCAGGTGATGACGCTACCGACGAAACACTTGAATGGTTGCCCGTGCCAACCAAGCAGGGAGTGCCGGCATGAATCGTCCACGCATCAAGCTAATCGGCGGTCTATGGCACTGCGCCATGCTTAACAGCCGCTCCAGATATTGCGGTATCGGCTACACGCCTGCGCTGGCTTATAGGGACTGGCGGCAATGGAAAGGCGGCGCATGAGCGAAGACCTACGCAACCCCGATGCCGCCGTTGACTTCATCATTTCGGCTTCCGGCAAATTCGCAGGCGCGAAGGCTCAGCGCGTTTATCTGGAGGAGTTCCGCAAGAGCAAAAAGGCGATCCTGATGGGCCAATCACCCGCCAAGAGCGCCGTTGAGCGTGAGCAGTACGCCTATGCCCATGAGGACTATTTAGGGCTGCTAGGCGGCATTAAAGCAGCCGTAGAGATTGAGGAGGAATTGAAGTGGAAATTGATAGCCGCGCAGCTTCGGGTGGAAATCTGGCGATCAAAAGAAGCAAGCAACCGAGGCCAGGACCGGGCCACACGATAACCAACAAAGGGATGACATGACTACTTGCAAAACAAATTGGGTAAACGAAACGCCGCAAACCCTGGCGCAATACGCAGTACCTATCAGCGCGGTAGCCGAGTCTGGTATCGGCGGCGAAAAGGTCAGCGATTCATTTGTGTCGATTGTCGAGGCCGTAATGATGACGCAACCGGTGCTTGCCAGTGATTTAGCCTGCTTTGTGCCGCATATCACGGTGAAAAGGCTTCGGGTGAAGCTGCTGGTTGCCATCGCCAACGGGCTTTTGTGCCGATCTGAGAGCAGGCCATATCTTTACAGCATCGCCGCTTGAGTCACGCCGGGTAATCGCTTAATCACAAAAAGGTCAGACATGATGCGCAATGAGAATGACTCGCTACTGAATGACGTTTTAGTTTCATGGCACAAATGGGCCTGCGGATACCAGCACGTAGGCGGCATAAACAGCAGTCCCATGTTCAGGGACGCGAAAACATCAAAGGGCTGGGATAGCCTGAGCGACATTACAGACGACACGCTATCCGCCGCTACGTGTGAGGCTGTGGACTTCCACGTTATGCAGCTTGCGCCGATGTATCGCACGGCGTTACAGCTTAAAGCGCGGAACCTCGCTACCGGCCTGAGCGTATGGAATAGCCCGCGCTTGCCAGCTTGTGCAGAGGAAAGGGCGATTGTCCTGATTGAGGCGTGTAATTTGTTGACGCGGCGATTGCTGGGTGCTGGCGTGGTTTAGCGTCTTTCCGACGAACGGTAGCACAACAATCAAAATTTCCTTATAATTGCTACATCGGCAAACAATTAACAAGGACGCAAAATGACACTTCAAGTACACCTCAACAAAAGCGGTTTCGGCATGGCGGCTAAAACGGCATGTGGCCGCAACATCCTGCGCACGCCGATGTCCACAAATTGGGAGGGATTCAAAACCGAAGCCCACCGCTGCATCAAGTGCGAACAGTCCAAGCAATTTGAAGCAAACACCCGCAGCGACTTGGCCCAATGGATACCGGAAGCCCCTGACGCTTGGAAGCATCAAGACGACGCGCTGATGGTGGCTCATGCAGCAAGGGGGTAAACGGAAGGGGGCCGGAAGGCCCGCCGCACCTGATAGGCCAAAGCCCATAAGCTGGCGACCTGACACTCAGGCGCAACGAGACAAGTGGCTCGAGCTTGGCGGCGCGCGGTGGGTAAAGCGAATAATTGAGGGCGAACTGCAAAAAGGCGTTGACAAGCTCAACAATTAGAGTAATATGGCGCGCAGTGGCGTAGCTATCGCCAAAAACAGCCGCTAGCAGCAATGCCAAGCGGCTTTTTGCTATCACGCATGCGGATTGACTGGTGAAACAGAAGCGCCCCTAGGGTGAGCACCCTTGATCGGGACAGTCCGCAGTCGTGATGGTGAAATCGCTGGAGTCCGTAGCAGGTTAGCCGAAGATCAGCACCGGCCACCATCAGCCAATTACAGCCCGCAAGGTTCACGCCTTAGCGGGCTTTTCTCGTTTCAGCGGGCCGAATCAACAATCAACCGAAAGCGGTGCATGGAACAGGGATGGTACGACCTGGAGCGCATGAAGAAGGCGTTAGAGTCTGAGCTTATTCCAGTACCAAATGGCCTCAGTAGAGAGCAACTCAGGCAATTCTTTCAAGGCATCGCGCACCAATCTAACGATGGCGGCTCAAACTGCATCGAAGGCGACGGCCAACCAAGTTTAGCGGGCCTGTTTAACAACCTCACGGCTCTATGCCAACAGAAACAGCGCCCGCACCTAACCGCCGAGTCATGCGCGAAACCGAAGCGCTCCAGCCACGGCTAAATGGCTGGGTTATATCCGCGCTCGCACCGGGCGTCATCGGCCAAGGTGATACGGTCTGGCCCAGCGCTTAGGCGTAAATCCGATGGGTTTTGATTGAAAGGGCTGTCAATGCAGATATGTGAACAGCCGGAAATAACCGCAGCCGTCGAGTGCCGCATCAAGCATCAACTGAGCGTTGAGCAAATGCACGCCGTAGGCTGGTATCTAAGCCGCATCCTTATGCGCTTTCCCGAAGCCGACCTGAAAGCCTGCGCTAGTCGCTGGATCGCAGGCAAACGCGCTATCACGCTACCAGGCCACAAAAGAGCCAAGCGCGCAGGACAAGCGAAACGCAGATCAATCCGTCTTGACACACCGCGCATCCTTTACGCATTACTGGACGTAGACCAGCCGCTGATTGAGCAATACCGAAGCGGCAAGCTCAAGGCCTTAAACGCCATCATCGGCAAAGTCATTGCCATTAGCAAGGCAGACCCCGCCGCCGTGCGAGAGGTCATCACCGTGCACCTAAGCGTGTAGCACTTAACCAAACAACTTTGCCCGCCCTAAACCAGCGGGCTTTTTTCATGGCGCGTATGGCGCGGATAAGCCGAAAGGCCCCGAAGGAATGTATATGCACCTTCTTCACACAGAAGAGATAAAGGCAATCGGTCACATCGTTATTGAACTGACCAAGCTACGTATAGTGCAAACGCCGCACCTAATGATTGAGAGCTTTGCGCCCGACCTGACACAGAAGCTTATTCAGGTTTTTGCTTGTGCGGAATCTACAGTGGTTTCAAGTGGGTTTGACGATGGCGCGGCCTAAAGGTAGCCCTAAAGTTGGCGGCAGGGTAGCAGGAACCCCCAACGCGGCCACGGTTGAGTTTAGGGAGACCGTCACTAAGCTATTGAGTGATAACGCCCCTAACGTCGCTCTATGGCTTGCGCAGGTTGCAGAGGGTCACGGCGATACCAAGGCTGACCCGGCACGAGCGCTGGACATGCTGGCAAAGCTGGCAGAGTACGCCGCGCCTAAATTGAACCGCACCGAGCACACGGGAGCAGGTGGCGGGCCGGTTGACCATAACCTCACGGTTAGCTTCGTTGGCCAATGAAGGTCGAGCTACCCGCAAAGCTGGCTCCGTTATTCCAGCCGAACCGCTTAAAGGTAGCGCACGGTGGCCGTGGCAGTGCCAAATCATGGGGTTATGCCCGCGCTTTACTGATAGAGGCTGCGCAGAAGCCCTTACGTGTGCTTTGCGCCAGGGAGATACAGAAGTCAATCAAGGACTCGGTACACCGCCTTCTGAGTGATCAGATTCAGGCTATGGGCCTGGGTCACATGTATGAGGTGCTGGACAGCGAGATCCGCTGCAAGAACGGCAGCCTTTTCCTGTTTGCTGGCTTGGCACAGCACACCGTCGAATCAATCAAGTCGTTTGAGGGCGTCGATAGGGTGTGGGTTGAAGAGGCTCAAACCGTGACCAAACGCTCATGGGACGTGCTGACGCCAACTATCCGTAAAGACGGCTCTGAAATCTGGATCACCTTAAATCCCGATATGGAAACCGACGAAACCTATCAACGGTTTGTCGTCAAAGCGCCGGCTGATGCCTTTGTTGTGCAAATGAACTGGCGCGATAACCCGTGGTGGCCGCAAGTGCTGGAAACCGAGCGCCAGGAGACACAGCGCCGCGATCCTGACAACTACGCCAACATCTGGGAAGGCGAGCCTAAGCGGGTATCTGAGGGCGCTATCTACCGCTTTGAGATCGAACGGCTCTACGCTGAGAACCGCGTCCGGCCTGTGCCGTATGACCCGCTGTTAGCCGTTCACACTGTGTGGGACTTGGGCTGGAATGATGCGATGTGCATCGGTTTCTTTCAACGCTCTGGCGCTGAGATCCGCTGCATTGACTACATCGAGGACAGCCACCGCACGCTGGATTACTACGTGGCCGAGATCGAGAAAAGGCCGTGGCGCTGGGGTACTGACTTTATTCCGCATGACGGCAGGGCGCGTGACTTCAAGACCGGCAAGAGCACAGAAGAACACCTACAGGCAATGGGCCGCAAGCCGGTTGTGCTGCCGATTGACAGCATTGAGGAGGGCATTAAAGCCGCCCGTCTGATGTTCCCGCGTGTTTACTTTGACGAAACCAAGACCGCCGATTTGCTGGAGCATTTGAAGCGCTATCAACGCTCGATCAACCAGCGAACCAGCGAGGCCGGCGCACCGCTACACGATGAGCACAGCCACGGCGCTGACATGTTCCGCTATGCCGCTGTTGCTGTTGACCAGATGGGCAACGCAGGCCCGCAGAAACCCATTGAATACACACGGAAACGACTCGCATGAACGAAAGCCTGCATCTGATTGATGACGGCTTTGGCAACTTATTAGAGGCGTGCGGATCGTGGTACTTCGACCATCCTGACGCGCCTTTACCTGCGGGGATGATTCGGGCGAATTACGAATGCGCGCTCAAGTTCGTATTCGGCCATTGGGATCAGCCCTCATACACACCATTAACGAAAGTTCAAGCATGACCAAAGAACAACTAGTCGAAGCCTTAAAAATGCTGGGCCGTGGCCGTATTGACGCTGCCGAAGCCTTGGCTGAATACATGATGCCAACGCCCAAGACCTTTGCGGTTGACGTGCCGAGCGCACCTAAAAAGGCCAAGTAATGGCAAAGATGACCGAGGACCAGTTACTTAGCCATTGCCAGACGCTAGAAGAAGATAGCGCCGCCTTTACCTGGGGCCGCCTGGGGACTGAGCGCGAAAAGGCAATGAAGGAGTATTTCCGCCAGCCCTACGGCACGGAAGAAGAAGGCTGGTCCAGCATTGTCACGTCCGAGGTGCAGGACACGGTTGAATGGATATTGCCGAGCCTGCTCAAGATATTCACCAGCACCGACCAGGCAGTGAGCTTTGAGCCGAACAAGCAAGAGGACGTGAAGCCCGCCGAACAAGCGACAGACACCTGTAACTACGTCTTTTACAAGCAGAATTCCGGCTTTCTGGTGCTGTACACGGCATTCAAAGACGCATTGTTGGTCAAGAACTGCGCCGTCATGTGGCGCAAGGAAACCAAGCGCACCAAAGACGTCACGCCGGTACAGGGTGCAACGGCTGAAATGCTGACGATGCTGCTGCAAGAAGCCGGTGAGGACGCCGAGATTGAGGCCGCGACACCGCTGAAACCGCAGCCGATGATAGGGCCTGACGGCCAGCCGATGCTTGACCCGTACACCGGTAGTCCCATGCTGGGACCAGAGCTGTATAACGCCCGCATCTGCAGCTACAAGGACAAGACGACGATCAAGGTTGAGGCATTCCCGCCCGAGGACTTGCTGGTTAAACGTGACTGGACAACGCCACTGCTGGACGATTGCCCCTACGTCGCCCGCAACATGCGCGTCACGCTGTCAGACCTGATTGAAATGGGTTTTAAAGGCGTCACGGTTGATGACCTCGATAGCTCGGACGATGCCGGTGTTAGTGCTGATGCGTCCTTTAGACAGAACCGCGCCAACAGCGGATCAGAGGTTTTCGGCGGCAAACAGTTGCAAGAGTCCGATGATGACAGCCTGACCGAAGGTTATCTGCGCATTGAGTTCGTGCTGGTGGACTATGACGGCGACGGCATTGCAGAACGTCGTTGTGTGTACCGCCTGAAAGACAAGATTCTGAGCAATGAGGAGTGCGCGCAGGTTCCTATCGCTACCGCTTCGCCTATCCTGATTGCGCACCGCTGGGACGGCATGAGCGTGGCCGAAACCGTCAGTGATTTGCAGCAACTCAAGACCGAGTTGACGCGGCAGATGATGAACAGCGCGTTCCTGGCGAACAACCCGCGCACCGAGGTATTAACGGACAGCAATAACGCACCGTTTGCCAACATTGACGACCTGCTCGACAGCCGTCCCGGTGGCATTCTGCGCAAGTCGCGGCCTGACGCCCTGACGCAGAACATTGTTCCGTTTGTCGGCGGGCAGATGCTGCCGCTGCTGGGTTATGTGGACGAGATGGGTGCAAAGCGTACCGGCGTTTCACCTTCTACGCAGATGGACCAGAACACCCTGCGCAATGACCGCACAGCCGTAGAGGTACAGCAGACCGCTAACGCGGCTGCAGCCCGTATCGAGCTGATAGCCCGCATCTTTGCTGAAACGCTGCTTAAACCCATCTTTAAAGGCATTCTGTGCCTGCTGACAGACGGCGAGATGGAAAAGGTAGCGTTTAGGCTTCGTAACGAGTTTGTGGAATATGACCCGAACGAGTGGAAAGACAGCTACGACATGACGATCAATGTCGGCTTGGGAACGGGTGACAAGGCGCAGCAGCAGATCGCGCTACAGACCATATTCCAGAACCAGATGGCGTTGGCGCAATCACCGTTTGGCCCGCTGCTGATACAGCCGAAGTCGATCTACAACACCAATGCCAAATTGGTTGAAAACGCAGGCTTTAAGAACGTCGGCGACTTCTACGCAGACCCGAAAGACCAGCAAGTGCAGCCGCAACAGCCGCCGCCTGATCCTGCAATCCAGATAGCGCAAATGAAGCTGCAGGCCGAAGCGCAGAAGTTTCAGGCCGAGTCGGGCCAGAACATGCAGATGGAGCAGCTCAAAGCCAGCGCCAAGCTGCAAGAGGTGCAAGCCAACCTTGAACTACAGGCATCGAACGACCAGCGTGACGGCGAGCGCGAAACCATGCTGGCGCAATTCAAGCGTGAACTGGCTGACCTGCAATTGCAGCTTGACCGCTACAAGGTAGACGCCGATAACTCCACACGGATCACGGT